GTTCCGTCTGACTGAAACAATCTACATGAAGCTTAAACGTTATTACTTCGTAATAACGATTTGATCTTTATATCATTTACTTCTATCAACAAACGAAGTGCATAGTTTGAGCGATAGCGAAAACTAATATCTACGAAGTAGATATTAAAAATGAATAAATACTTTGTAATTAAGGAATAATCATGGTTGCTATTAATGAGATATTTGTAGAATCAGCAAAACTTCTTGTTGAATCAGTTTTTGAAGTTGAAAGTGGTACTATTATGAGTACCGGAAATACCTCTTTGGGATATAATGTAGTTGATACAAGATTAAGACCTACTGATCCAAATTATATTGTAAGAACTTTTGATAATGCACAGGCAGCACAAAACTACAACAACACTATTAATTTAGAAATACGAAGAAATTCTAGTTTTGATCCTAGAGCTTCGGGGTCGCCGGCACCAAACAATGCAATTCCTACTACAACAAACAAACCTCCTTTAGAATGGGATGATCTCAAAGACCGTAACGGAAAACTACCTAGAAGCATTCAAGCTCAATTACGTCGCGACGGATTCATTGAACATGGTGGCCATAGATACACAAGACAAGAAATAGAAGCGTTTACACAACAAGCTAACGCTCGTCGAGCCCAAATAGCACGAGATGTTGAAGCACAACGTGGAAAACTTTTAACCATGGACGAAGAAGCTAAGAAGAATCCAAGAAGATGGGCACGTAACAACATTTCTTTCTTAAGACAAGCTACTTCATCTACTATGAGGAGTCTATTTCCATTTACCTTCCGTCCAGGTGTTAGTATGGCAGCATATGATACTTTAAAAGATATGTTAATTAATATGTATGCTTCTGTTAATGATCAAACATCAGCAGAAAATTTTGCAGTATCTTCGAGACAACTATTTGGCGCTTGGTTTATTACTTTTGCAGTTCCTGATTTAATAGGTGCTCTAAGAGCAGGCACTAGACTTTTGCTTTCTTCTATAGTTAAAATATTTAGAGCTGCAAATATGGCAAACATGACAGCAAGTCAAATTGCTGCATTTGTTGGCGGCCTGCCAGGTCAAGCACTGATGGCTTTTAAAAATTTGTTACAGTTCATAGCTGTTGAAGCAGCTATATATTTTGCTATTAGAGCAGCTACAAGCAATCCAGATGTACAAAAAGTAATTATGGGATTCATTGCAAAAGATTATGTTAATCAACTAGCATTGTGGGGTTATCAAGGAGCAGAGCTTGTTGACAATCTTATTACTGAACAATGGAATTCAAAAGTAGTACCTCAATTTGGAGATACTGTAGGCGAAATGGAAAGAGTAGATGCAATTGAAAGACTAGGGCTTGAATTTGAAAAAGAGTTTGGAAAAGCTACATCTGCATCAGGTGATGAAATAGAAGCCGGCGGCCCGGCGCAACCTATACAAATAAATCCTCAAAATAATAATACAGAGCGTCGAAAATTTAATCTTAATGATTTTTAAATCATCGGCATTTTAGAACTTTTAGTAGCGTCAATATTTTCTTTAACAATTTTTCCTAAAATTTCGATATCCTCTATGTCAGTGTCAGTAAGCAAATCTTTTGAGTTTACTCCTCCTCGCATATACCAAGAAAGTTTATAAACTTCGTGTTTGATTTGCTTTACTTCGTTCTCCATACTTTTTGATAATTCTAAAATTTCAGAATCCGAGAGTGAGACTAAACTTTCAAGAAAAAACTCGAATAGTCCAAGTTTGGCTTAATGTTTTGTTTGTGTTGACATTCGCTACATTCAACTTCAGTAGCCGGCATCTCTAGTTCTTGATTGTTTGTTGAGTATATTGTTTGTATTCCGTTAAAGAATACACTATCATTATTAATTACAAAATCTTTAATAAACTCCATGTTTGATTCAACATCGCCGTCAGGAGTAACAACATCAACAATTACATTACAAATAATATTTTCAGTTTGAGTATTAATTTGTTCGTAAAGTGAATTCATTAATTCATCTTTTTTATCTTGGTCAATGTCAGTTCTTGATATAATCTGTGCAAGTTCTCGTCTAACTCTCATTGAAACTTGCTGATTTTCAACCATTTCTTTGTATGTTAACGGTCTAAGTCTAAAAGTAAAATCTTCAATACGTGTTTCAAATGTACCTTTAAACGCAGCAGCGTGATCTAATAAAGACTGAACTGATAAACTATATGCATCGTCATTGCCGCAACTAGTACACTTCGAACTTAAAGTTATTGCTTCACCAAACGAAGCTAATCTAATTGCAGCCATTACATAATCAAAATCAGCATTAGTTAGTAACCAAGCATTTTTTATAGAAGGAATACAACTTTGTATAATTTTTACTGTTGCGTTTCCTGAAATCAATGCGTCAGGTGTTTTAGCTAGAATCTCGTCGTTAGCAGTCATGCTAAAAACTTCTAATTCTTCATATTTTTCAGCTATATCATTATTATACCAAGCACCTTGGCTTGGTAAGTCTATATATAACTTAGGCTGTCTCTTATATTTTTGAAGAGGGCTTTGTGTATTTTCCATGCATATAATCCTTAGGATAAATATATTATACGTTATTATTTATAATTGACGTTTTACCTGGAGAATAGATTTGGCAGAAGAAACCAGAAATGAAAATACTGAGTCAGTAAACAGAAATACTGGTGCCTTTAACAGATTAAATCAAGCCATTGACGGTTTAGGCAGCATGGTCGGTAGCATTGTTCGCGGTGCTCCTCAAGCTATGGCTCCTATTATGGCCGCAGCACCTGGCATGAAGATGTTTGCCGATTCAATGGCATTTGCTGAAGGATACATTAGTATATGGCAAGGACTTACACGTTCTGGTATACATTTTAATAATGAAATAGACCAAATGATCCTAGGGGTCGGTCGTGCTAATCTTCGAATCGAAGACTTTGCAAAAATTGTTCAACAAAATAATATAGAATTTGCTGCAATGGGAGGAACTGCTAATGCAGGTGCTCAAGCATTTTTATCAGCCCAAGCAGCGTTTATGGCCGAATCTAATGGGTTGTTCAATGAACAACGAATTGAACTTGAACGTCTCGGTTATACTTCGCAAACATTGAGCGAAACGTTTGCATCATTTGATTCACTAGCAACCATTCAAGGCATTAGGTCTAGAATGAATGAAAGAGAACGTAATCTAGCAGCAGCTGAATATGCAAAAACACTTGACGAATTGGCAAGACTTACAGGCAAACAAACAGATGCTCTTGCTGAAGAACAAGCTGAAATATCTAGACAAGGTAATGTATTTGCATTTGGACAAATGCTTGACCAAGATGTAAGAGACGAACTTGATAACGGATTACTAGCACTTAGACAAGTTGCACCTAGTGTTAAAGATTTTGCAGTTGATATTCTTACAAGAGGATTTCCAAATATGGATGATCCTGAAATGAGAGCATTAAACGCAGCAGCACCTGGACTAAGAGATGCACTAATGGAAGCTCGCCAAGCATTTTTAGACGGCGATGAAACAAGGGCACAAATGTTAATGGACGCTGCATTAGGTGAAGCAACACAACTTAGAAACAATCAGTTCTTGATTAGACAAGCAATGCTAGGTAGTGCAACTGAAATTTCTCAAGGTTCGATGAATATTATGACTGAGCTTAGTAGTGGCCTAGCACTAAGCGGAGATGTAATTAGAGCAAAAGCACTTGAAATGTTTCCTGAAACTGCACCTGAAGATCTGTCAGGTGATCAGATTGCTCAAGCAATGGATGCAATTATCACAGAAGAAAGAAGAAATCAAACATCAAGAACTTCTCAGTCTCAACAATTATTAGATCAATATTTAAGCGGCATACGACAACTTCAGTCAGTAGCTATGAGTGCGCAAGAAGCTGTTGTTAACGGAATATTTAATACTTTAACTGCTGCGGCTGATAGATTTGTACAATTTATTGAAGGCCGAGATGTGTTAGGAGATATTTTAGCTACAATCGAAGGTCCGATTGGTGATGCAGCTAGAGCATTTCACGATACAAACAGTCAAGTTATGGCAACCGTAGCAGCGTCTACTCAACTTCAAAGAGATGCTTCTTTGTTTGTTGATAGAATGAACACATTAGGTTTTGAAGCTACTGATGTTGACCAAATGACAAACATAATCGATGACCTTTCAAATAAAACACAAGAGTACGCAAGAGACACAAGTAATACTGCATTAAAATCAGAAATAGATACACTAACAGCAGCCTTAAGAACTATAATGGATAATTCTACTATAAATCCTTCTGCACCAAATCCTAATTCGTTAAGTCCAGAACAATTAGAAGAAATAAGAAATATGATGTCAGAAATGAATCCAAACAGAAACTTTGGATCTTTAGGAACTGTTGGAAGATTATTCGAAAACTTTGGTAAAAGTACAGCAGTAAACTTGCACGGGCTTGAAGCTGTTGTTACTCCTGATCAAATGGCAAGCATTGTTGAAAGTTCTGCACTAGGTGCAATTAGATCACTATCAGCTAGTCTATCAGATACTACCACAAATACAACCGGAATGCTTGACGGAATGTTAAATACTATAAGGACTTTACCTACTGAAATGGCAAGTATACAGCCAAGTTCGACAGAAACTAATACAGTTGAAAGAACAATGCAAGATATGGCTATGAGGTTACGAGGTCCTTTAGAAGAAGCAATGAATAATACATTAGTACCAAAATTAGAAGAACTAGTTGCTGTAAATCAAAGATCAGCACAATCTTCAGATAAAATTAGAAGAGGCATTGGAAATTTAGGAACAGATATGTTGAGGAGCGTATAAATTGAGTTGGAAAAAATATTTTACACCTGTGAGTTCAGATAACTCAATTAACGGAACTTACAGTCCTTTAAGCGGAACAGCATCTGGTGCCCGCCCAGGCCCTGCACGTTCTAATTATTCATCATATCTTCCTGATGTATATGTTGGATCACCTAATCGTGTTGAGCGTTATGGTCAATACAACACCATGGACAATGACAGTGAAGTAAACGCTGCATTAGATATTCTTGCAGAGTTTTGTACACAAATCAATGACGAAAACGGAACTAATTTTAAATTTAATTTTTTTAAAAATGCAACTAATTCAGAAATTACAATTCTAGGGCAATACTTAAAACAATGGTGCAAAGTTCAAAAATTTGAAACACGTATGTTTCGTATCTTCCGTAATGTATTTAAATACGGAGATGCAATATTTGTAAGAGACCCAGAAACTAAAAAATGGTATCATGTTGATCCTGCTAAACTTACAAGAATTATTGTTAACGAGTCAGAAGGAAAAACTCCTGAACAATATATAATTAAAGATTTTAATTTAAACTTTAAAGAATTAGTAGCAACAACACCTTTTCAAACTACAGGCAACATAACAGGCGGCGGCAATCCTAATACCGGGTACTTTACTGGAAGTGGTAGAGGAATGGTTGGACAACCTCAGCAAGGACTTCAAGGTTCTAGATTTAATGTCGAAGACGGAGAAGTTGCTATTAATGCAGAACATGTTGTTCATTTAAGTTTAAGTGAAGGACTTGATCAAAACTATCCATTTGGTAACAGTTTGCTTGAAAGCATTTTTAAAGTTTACAAGCAGAAAGAACTGCTTGAGGATGCGATCATCATCTATCGTGTCCAACGTGCGCCGGAGCGCAGAGTATTCTACGTTGATGTGGGTAACATGCCAAGTCACTTGGCAATGCAGTTTGTGGAACGTGTTAAGACGGAAATCCATCAGAGAAGGATCCCATCGTCAACAGGGGGCGGTCAGAATGTCATAGACTCATCATACAATCCTCTATCAATCAACGAAGACTACTTCTTCCCACAGACCGCAGAAGGTAGAGGCTCTAAAGTTGAAACGCTTCCAGGTGGCACTAACCTAGGAGAAATTGATGACCTTAGATACTTTACTAATAAGTTGGTACGCGGCTTACGTATCCCATCTTCGTACTTACCTACTGGAGCTGACGATGGTGCCACTTCATTTCAAGATGGACGAGTTGGCACTGCATACATTCAAGAACTTCGCTTCAATAACTACTGTGAACGTCTGCAAGGCTTAATTACAGAAGAATTTAATCAAGACTTTAAGCGTTATTTGTTAGAACAAGGTGTAAACATTGACACTAACATGTTTGATCTTGAGTTCCAAGCACCGCAAAACTTTGCAGCATATAGACAGTCAGAACTAGACAATGCAAGAGTTCCAACGTTTACACAAATGAGTGCAATTCCTTATGTTTCAAACAGATTTGCAATGAAACGCTTCTTAGGAATGAGTGCTGAAGAGATTGCAGAGAATGAAAGACTATGGCGTGAAGAAAATGACGAAAATCTAGGAACACCTGATACAGATGGCGCAGGTGAAATGAGAACAGCAGGCATTAGCAGCGCAGGCATTAGTTCCGATTTAGACGGTGCAGAAGATGTTGCAGCTGGAGGACCAGCACCTGAAGACGGTGGAGAAGGATCACCACCAGAAACAGCAACAGGACAAGATATAGGTGGCGCAGCAGCAGCGCCGGCAAATGATCAGACAATATAAAGCATAAATAATAACATGATACTAAGAGAACTTTTTTATTACGACAAAGAAACACTTGAGCCAACAGAAGATATGGCTTATGAGCCTCAGTATGACGACTCTATTGTAAAAAGTTCTGATACAAGAAAAACAAGACTTACATTAAGACAAATTAATAGAGCTAGAAAAGCATCTGATGTACACACCTTAGAACAGTCTAAAGAACTAGAGTTTGTTAGACAAATGTACGGACTTGCTGCACAACAAGCAGCAGCAGGCGGAATTTAATATGGTGTACAATGCCAAAGTTAGACAAGTCTAAGTACACTAAAAAAGAAATACAAAAAATATTATCCGAGCGTAGAACGCAGAAAGCTCTAGCTCAGTTAAAACCTAAACCAAAAATTTATCCTAACGAACATACTGGAAAAAGTTATGCTTTTGTTTTAGGCAACGGAACTTCTCGAAAATACATAGATCCAAAACAAATTCAACAGTACGGAAAAGTATACGGATGCAATGCCTTATATAGACAGTTTGATCCTGACTATCTAATTGCTGTTGATGTAAAAATGATTTTAGAACTTGAAAATAAAAAATACATAGAGCAAAATCCTAATGTTTGGACTAATCCTAATAGAGCCTACAAAAATATAAAAGGTTTAAATTTTTTTAAACCTAGCAGAGGTTGGAGTAGCGGTCCAACGGCATTGTTGTTAGCAAGTCAACATGCACATAAGAATATTTTTATTTTAGGCTTTGACTATAAAGGATTAGACAACGGTAAACTAATTAATAATATGTATGCAGGGACACCTAACTACAAAAAAACAACAGACACAGCAACATATTATGGAAACTGGCTTAAACAAACTACAAAAGTAATAAAAGAATTTCCTCATATTAACTATTTTAGAGTTATAACACAAGAAAACTTTCAACCACCAGAACTAAATAATATTAGTAATTTTAAAACAATTATTGTTGAAGATTTCAAAAAAATGTTCAACATTTCCTAACATTTTAATAAAATGGCTCGTTTTGAGCCTATTTCTACGCATATTTTCTCTTTCTTGTTAAATAATAATGACAGCCTTACCATAGGTAAAACTTTATAGGAGAAAAAAATGGCAGATCACAAGAAATTTGAAGAAATGCTTGAGCGCCTAGTCAATGAAGACAAAGCAGGTGCGGAAGAGCTTTTCCACGAAATCGTGGTAGAAAAATCACGTGAAATATATGAAAACCTACTTGAAGCAGAGCTAGAAGACGAAGAAGTAGATGAAGCTACTGATGAAGAAGTAGATGAGTCAGACGAAGAAGTAGATGAAGCTACTGATGAAGAAGTAGATGAGTCAGACGAAGAAGATTTAGATGAAAACTTCGACCTTGATGAATTTGAAGTTGAAGCTGACCCAATGGACATGGGCGGAGACGCAGGCGATGACATGATGGGTGATCTTGAAATGCCAGCTGACGACGAAGGCGACGAAGGCGAAGGCGAAGGCGACGAAGATTTAGAAGATCGTGTAATGGATCTAGAAGATGCACTAGAAGATCTAAAAGCAGAATTTGATGCAATGATGGACGGCGAAGAGCCAGGCGACGAAGAGCCAGAAATGGACATGGACATGGACATGGGCGACGATGACGAAGCTGAAGAAGAGTCATTTGCTTTTGAATCAGATGATGAAGAAGTAGACGAAGCAGCAGACGAAGAAGTCGACGAAGCATCAGACGAAGAAGTCGAAGAAAAGAAAGATGAAGACAAAAGCGCAGGTGAAACAATGCGTGAGTATGTCGAAAAGGTAACCGCAACAATGGGTGACACAGGTACTAACGGTACTAAGTCAGCAGTTGCTGGTAAAAACGACATGGGCGGAACAGCAGGCAATATTGCACAAAGCGACACAGGCGATGTAGCAGAAGCAGGCGCAGGTTCAAGTGTAAAAGGTAATGCACTAAATCAGCAAACTGCAAAAGAAGATAATGCTGGTAACGTCAATGTTCCAGGCGGAAAAGCTGCAAAAGCTGGTAAAACACAACCAGGTCATGGCGCAGAGAAAAAAGGAAAGCCTGAGACTGCTGACAAATCAGCTCAAAGCACACTTAACGGCGTAAGCACAAGAGCAAAATAAGCAGTATAATATAAGGAAGTTTGAATGAAAAACTTACGAGAGCATTTGACATTCGACCAGGCAGGAATGGTTGTTGAGTCTACTGATAACGCTACAGGCGGAAAAGACCTTTATATGAAAGGCATCTGCATACAAGGCGGTGTGCGTAATGCAAACCAACGTGTATATCCTGTAAATGAAATTGGTAGGGCTGTCAAAACTCTCAATGATCAAATAGCAGGAGGATATAGTGTTCTCGGTGAAGTCGATCATCCAGAAGGCCTTAACATCAACCTAGACCGTGTAAGCCATATGATCACAGAAATGTGGATGGATGGACCAAACGGTTACGGTAAACTTAAAATTTTACCAACACCGATGGGAAACCTAGTTCGCACTATGCTTGAAGCTGGTGTGAAACTAGGTGTTTCATCAAGAGGATCAGGTAATGTATCAGAAGATGGTCAAAACCAAGTTTCTGATTTTGAAATAATCACCGTGGACGCAGTAGCACAGCCAAGCGCCCCTGGTGCATACCCAACACCAATCTATGAGCATCTAATGAATGCCCGTGGAGGGTATAAGGCATACGAATTAGCTCAGGCAACAAAACATGACGATAAGGCACAAAAATATTTAAAAGAATCGTTGGTTAATATAATCAACCGACTCCAATAAAAGGAGAAACTAATTATGTTGGATGCACTAAAAACACTTTTCGAAAACGATGTAGTTTCAGAAGAAGTGCGTCACGAAATCGAAGAAGCGTGGAACGCGAAGGTTAAAGAAAACCGTCGTGCAGCTACAGCTGAACTTCGTGAAGAATTTGCAAAGAAATATGAACATGACAAACAAACTATGGTAGAGTCAATTGACAAGCTATTAGAAGAGCGTCTTAGTTCAGAGCTTGCAGAGTTTGCAGAAGATCGTAAAGGTCTAGCTGAAGCAAAAGCAAAATATGCTGTTGCACAACGTGAAAATGCAACTCTACTTAAAAACTTTGTATTAGAATCGCTAAAGAAAGAAGTTAGCGAACTTCACGAAGATCAAAAAGCAGTAGCACAAAAGTTCACACAACTTGAAGAATTTGTGGTAGAAGCACTTGCAAAAGAAATTGCAGAGTTTTACGAAGATAAAAAAGACTTGGCTGAAACTAAAGTACGTCTTGTACGCGAAGCCAAAGAAAAATTTGCAGCAGTTCAAAAAGAATTTGTTGCTAAAAGTGCAAACTTGGTGTCAGAAACAGTTGGTAAAAATCTTAATAAAGAAATTAGTCAACTTAAAGATGACATTGAAGCAGCACGTAAAAACGACTTCGGTCGTAAAGTATTCGAAGCTTTTGCTTCAGAATATGCAAACAGCTACTTAAACGAAAAATCAGAGACTGCAAAATTATTGAAAGTTATTGAAACTAAAGATAAACAGATCAATGAAAATAAAGCGTTAGCTGTCAAAGCAAAAGTGCTTGCAGAGTCAGCAGTAAAAGAAAAAGCTGTATTAATTGAATCTGCAAAGAGAGAAAAGAAATTGAACGATTTAGTTGCGCCATTAGGCAAAGCTCAACGTGAAATTATGACAGACTTACTGGAATCAGTACAAACAGACAGACTTCAGTCTGCGTTTGACAAATACCTACCGGCGGTAATCGACGGTAATACTCCGGCTAAGAAGAAGGCAGTTTTAGCAGAAGGCAAAGAAGTTACAGGCAACCGCGAATATTCGCAAACTAACGTTAGTTCACAAGCAGGCGCAGACGGTAATGTCATTGACATTAAGCGTCTAGCTGGATTATAATATAGGAGAAATCAAAATGTCAGAACTATTAGAAAGTCGCTGGCAGGACACTAAGACTGCACTTGTTGAAGGCCTAAAAGGCAACAAGAAAGCTGTTATGGAAGCGACTCTAGAAAATACTCGTAAGTATCTTTCAGAATCAGCAACAGCTGGTGCAACTTCTGCCGGTAATGTAGCAACTCTAAACAGAGTTATCCTACCAGTTATCAGACGTGTTATGCCAACCGTTATTGCAAACGAGTTGGTTGGTGTTCAGCCAATGACAGGTCCAGTGGGTCAAATCCACACACTAAGAGTACGTTATAGCGACGACTTTACTAGCACAGGTGGCACTTCAGCTACTGCTGGTGAAGAAGCACTATCACCGTTCAAGATTGCAGAAGGATATTCAGGTGATGCAGCAACTGACCGCGCAGCGGCAACAGCAGCACTTGAAGGACAGGCTGGTAACAGAATGTCAATCCAAATCTTGAAACAAACTGTCGAAGCGAAAACCAGAAAGCTATCAGCTCGCTGGACATTCGAAGCGGCACAAGATGCTCAATCACAGCACGGTATTGACGTTGAAGCAGAAATCATGGCAGCACTTGCTCAAGAGATTACTGCTGAAATCGACCAAGAA